GTAAAAGCTGCATCACCATCACCATACTCTACCCATTGACTATCGTTAAACCATTCTCTAGTGTTCTTCATCAATGCTCTAATTGCATTGTTTAGATTAGAAGGTAACATTCCTTCAGCAGTAGAAATACCATTAAGATCAGTATTATTTGCTTGGGTTGTTGAATAATCTTTTATACCTGCCATTTAATCTCCTAAGAACCAAGCAAATGCTTTATTATTTTCTTGATTTTTTTCATTTATTAATGCGTTAATAGCTTCTTCAATTTGTCTTTGAAAAAACTCTTGTGTTTCAAAACTGTATCTAACATTATCTATATCAGTTTTATCTGTCATCTCAACCCTGATCTTGATGCAACTAAATCTATTCCTTGTGCATCTTTCCAAGCTCCTCCACTTGGTATTTTAACATTAACTTTAACATATCTTCCAGATTGTCTTACTGGATTAATACCTGTTGAGTTCATACTTGAAACAGTTGATTCTGTAGCACTATCCGCAAGTCTATCTCTAGTTTTTAAAGTAACTGTAGCTATTGCATCTACTATAGGTCTTACACCTATTATAGACGATCTTGTTCCTGGAAACAACTCTAATTCTGTAGTTTCTATTTCTCCAATATTATCTGTACCTGAAAAAATTGCAGCTTTGTAATCACTATCAATAGCACCAAGTAATAATTGTCCACCTGACCAAAAATCAGTATCTAATGATATATTAATATTATCTAAGTTTTCTGAAATAATATCCATAAGTTCTACTGTGTAAGCACCAACGAATTGTGAAAATATTGTACTAGCATTGGTAGTAGCAGTTGACCATTTTTGAGTAGCATAATTATAAATTAAAACTTTATCACAAATTCCAGTAGTATTAGATGTATCAGCAGAAGATGGATATAACCAAATTGCTAATTGATTAAAAGGATCTGTAGCTGCAACTATTCTATCAGCAAATGCTTTGTTTAAATCTAAATCAAAAAATCTATTTACTTTCTCTGCACCTATTGCTGTAACTTGATCTCCATTAACTTCAAAAAATCCATCATCAGCATAAAAGAAAACTCTACGATTATCTTGACAGACAGTTCTTCCATATACTGCTCCTCTGTTTGGAGATATAACTGATAGTCTAAATACAGTTGCACCACCGACATAGTCCATACGAATTATTTGGTTTTGTCTAAATACATAACCAATCTCTCCAGATGTTATGTGAACAATTTGTCCACCTGATCCTGGTAGGTCTTGTAAGTCTGATTGTTTAGTACCACTTTCCCAAGTTGTAATATCATTAATTCCAGACCATTGTATTCTATTAGATGCACCAACATGATTACCTGTAACTAAAAAATCTCTAATAACTCCTGAACATTTAAATACTGGTACAGTACCTGATGTTCCAATACTTGAAAGGTCTGCAAAAGCAGATGATGTTCCCATTAAATAATATTGAGGTGCATCTACACCATTACTTACAATTACATAATTACCGAATTGAGTAAATGTAACATAATCTGTTTCATTTCCAGTTAAAGGAGTTCCACCATAAAAACTTGTTACAGTTAATCTAGCTGTATCAGATGATTCGTTTACTAAATTAACATTACCTACAACAGCTCTTGTTACAGTTACAACTGCACCTGATACAGTTGCTGAAAAATCCGCATGACTATTAATAGTAGTTTTTAAATTTGTTGCAGTTGTGTCGTTATTTGTTTGAACTTGAAATTGATTTGTAGAAGGTGATCCAGTTGTTGAAGTAAAAACAATTGATGTATTATCATTTTTTTTTAAAGTTATTGTTTTACCTGCACCAATATTTGCATAATCTGAAACTGTAATTGTGCAAGTTGCAAAAGCATTATTTAATAATTTTCCTCTTGCACCTCTTTCTGTAAAAGCTCCACCAGTTAATTCAAAAATAGTTTCTTGATTAGCTACAAAATTAAATACAGTATTAGCATTATCTCTAAAAGAACCTGCACCTCTTGAATCTTTTGTAATAGTATTTGAAGAATAATTAACTAATGAAGGAAATCTTTTATAAGAATTTAAAGCATAATAAACATTGTTAGCTACATTAGCACCAGGATTATTATGTTCTGGTTGATCTGGTAGCCATTCGCCAAAAGGTATTTGCATTATTTTCCTACTTTTTTAATAGCTTTTTTGTGAGCTTTATTAAAACTCATTCCTTGTATCATTTCTTTAAGCATTATACTCATGTGTTTTTTACTATGATGAGGAGAATGTTTTTTTATTAATTTTTTTTCTCTTTTATCTATCATGTTGTTTATCCATTATTACTTGTAACAATTCTTGATATATCATTAAACGCACCAGGAACACTTACATCACCTCTTTGTTGTAAAGGTGCATTTCCATATTGATCTTCTCTGTCATTTCTCTCAAGTCTTTCAAGAGATGTTACATATTGTTGTTGCCATTGTTGAACTTGTCTTGGTTCAATACCACCTAAAAAATTAGCAGCATGATATAAAGCACCATATAAATAAATTGAAGGGTGATTAGATAAAATATAATTAGAAGTATTTGAATCTGATAAAGCATCAAATTCTTTATAATAATTTATAACTGCTGTGTAAGAGCTTGAAGGGATTGGAGCAAATCTAAAATTATCACCAAGTATTGTAAATGTTTTTGGCATTCCAGTAGTTGAACTACCTCTAATTTGATCCATTTGAGCAGGTGTAATATATTCTAAAGAATGTTTAGTTCCACCTTCTAAAATATAAAAATCTCTAACTTGTAAAAAACCTGTTGGTAAAGTTTCTGTTTCAGAATCAATAGTAAATGAAGCATTTGACTCTATCATTCTACCAATTCTTAATTTAGAATTAAAATCTTTTTCTGCTAAAACAATAAAATCTTCAGCTATCTCAGTTGTAAGATCAGTTCTATTTAACCAGTTTGCTATTGATGTTTTTAAATCTGAGTATGTTGCTAATGCCATTATAATTTACCTTCTGCTGTTTTAAAATATTGAAACTCATTACTATTTAATTTTGTTTTTAATATTTTATTTTGAACTTCTTTAGGAAGTACAAACCAATTACTATCACCATTATACTCTTTTGCCCAAACACTTAAAGCTAAAGTTGGAATACTAGCTACTCTTTTTAAATCTCTTGATTTAGAATAACCATCATCTTGATTTAATAATATTTTATTATGTCTTAAATGAGGATCTATATTAATTTCTTCATTTAAAACAATTTTCTTTTCCATTTCGTCTATAGAAAATGTTTCTTTTTTTAAACCATCAACAACTATATCTTTTTTCATCTGCCTTGACCTTTATATCTAGTTAATTTCTTTTGAAGTTTTTCACTTTTGTTTAAAGATTTTTTATGACAACCTGGTCGTTTTTTAGGCTGATCTCTTGGAACAAAGTGAGTAAACTTTTGTTTAGCCACTAAGCACTCATTTCAGTAATAGAAACTTCAGCAGTACCTATAAAAGCCACTTTCTCACCTGGTGAAACTTTAAAAATTTCAGGTTGGTCAGCAGGTATAAAAATAGTTGATGAATTAGCAGTTGCAACCGCAGTTGGGTTTGCACCGAATAAAATATAAATATCAGCAGTTGATGCTATTCTTACATATTCAGTTTGTGATCCAAATGCAGCAGATTGTGCTGATGTTCCACCACTTGTTTTACCTTGATGTGTAGTAGGTCTTAATCCGTAATTAAAACTCATATTTTTTTCTCCTAATTTTAAGGGGGAAGTACCGCTAGGTAAGATCCCCCAAATATTGTTATATACTATTATCTTCTAATTACGAAAGTAATTTCCATTTTAGAAGCATTTGATGAACCACCATCAGTGATACATTCAATAGTACCATCTTCAGCAACAGTATTAGCAGCTGTTGGAGCAGCAGTTAAAACTCTACCAGCAGAACCAGAAGCTGTATGACTTATTGCACCACCAGTTACTGCAACACCACCTATTTCAAAAGAAATAGCTGCTGTGCCAGTTGTAGTTGCTTTGTTGTGAGTGATGATTTTTACAATTTTTCCACCATCAGGTACACAAACAAAAGTTGATGAAGCTGTTGAAACATCTGGAATTGCAGATGTTAAAAAGTAATCATTTAATGTTCTCATTTTTTTATCCTATTTATTTGCTTCGTTCCGTCATTGACTTCAAAGACCAAACAAAATTGTTAATTGAATGATGGGGGATAATTCCCCCACCACTTTAGATTTATTATGAAGTAGTTAAATCTGTGATTAAACCACTTGCTTTTTCATTTCTTGACTCAAGAGTGTACTCAGCAACCATAAATCTTTGGTCAGCATCAGCAGTTTGTGCTGGTGTTTGCAGAGAGAAATCTCTTAGGAAAGAAACTGCCCAGTATTCCATATCTAGGATGTGAGCATCTTGACCGATTTTAGCAGAAGTACCATTAGCACCTCTAATAAATCTGTTTGGAGCTACTTGCATAGTTCCAAAGTCTGATTCATATACATCAATAGAAGTAATTAATCTTCTATCTTCAGCAGCATCAAATCTAGTAGATCCACCAGTAAAGCCAGATAGTTTCTGTTTGTTAAAAGCATTTACCATAATCATGTTAGGGTTTCCGCCTTCATTGTAACAGCTAACTAAAATACCTTTTAACTGATCTTCAGTAAAAGCTCTTTGAGTTCCATCTGTTCTTATAGCACCGTTACCAGCACCAGATCCACCTGCACCTGCGTCAACATTAGTTTCGTACCAAGTTGGACATCCACCAAGTTTTCTTGCAGTTGTTGCATTACCAGCAGACTTAGCAACATTAGATAAAAGAGCAGTTTCCATATCTCTTTTTAATTCTTTTGCAGCTTTAGCTACTTGGTAAGCCATCTCATTATTTCTTCCAGCAGAAGTTACAGCTTCGTTAGTTGCAGTAACTTGAATTCCTTTAGTAGAAATTTGAGTGTGGTTATTTTCCAATACAGTTGGAGCCATAGTTCCATAAGAAATATCAGCACCCTCAACCGCAGCATTTGCAGCAACATCAGCTAGTGCATCTGTTTGCCATTGGTGTAGTGTGTTTGTTGCTTTTGTTTTTGCAATACCTGACATAAAAGGAGTTTCTGTCGGACTAATTGAATAAATTATGTCCGCTATATCTTCTCTTATACCGATTGCAGTATATGTTTGGTATTTAGCCATTTGTTTTCTCCGTTAGGTTATTGTTTATAGATAACGCATCAGTAATTCAGTAGCATCTTTTGCACTACCGCTTTTCTTCAACGCATTCATCTTCTTCAACCTAGATTGACTATTTATATCTTCCTTAGTAGATTTAACACCAGATTTCACAACAGTAGATGGTTTAACTTTTTTACTTACTAAATTGGGTTTAGTCGCATTAGCTTTCATTCCATCCATAATCACATCAAAATATCTTGAATCATAAATTCTAGCAACATCTTCATTTGAAAAGCCTTTAGAACTTAAATAACTCATAATATTTGACTTAACTTTAGCACCCTTAATAGGATCAGCAATTTCAGGATGTTTTAAATGAAGTTTTTTTTGTTCATTTTTTAATATTTCCTGGAACTGAGCTTCTTGATGTTCTCTCAGTTTTTGCTGTGCTTGTTGAATTGATTGTTTTCGTTTTTGTATCTTACGATCAACTCTAGCAGCTTCAGTTGGATCTTCATCCCAAAGAGCATCAAGCTCCTTAGAATTCATATCATTGTTAATCTCAGCATTTAAAGTAACTACTAATGAATTTAAATCATCCATCTTAGTTGAATACTGATTTTTAAGACGATCTTCTTCGGATTTTAGCTCTCTTTTTTCAATTGCTATCTCCTCAGTTTTTCGTCTGTAGTCAGCATCTTTTTGATAACCTGCTTTTAATTCTTCAAGGTCAACATCAATCTTTTCACCATTAACAATAACTTGGTGTAGATCGGTTGTTTGTTCTTCAATTGCATTTTCATCTTCTGATGCTTGTTCTTCATCTGCTACTTCCAAAGTTTCCTCTGGTTGAGTTTCAGGTTGTTGTTGTTCTTCTGTTTTAGTTTCAGCTTTCGCTTCTACTTCTTCTTTTGGTTCAACTGGTGCTGCTTCTTCTTGAGGTTTTTTGATAACTCCATTTGAGTCCATTAAACTTTCAATAGATTTTGCTGCACCTTCTACTGAATTATTATTCAGTAATGGGTTTTCGTTAGACATTAAGTCCTCCTATGTTAAGCTGTCTTGCGACTTGGCTTATTCTAACCTTTGTGGTTAAAATTTTGTATTATCCTGTTGTTTTCTGAAATCTTCCAACTGTTTAGATGCAAGTTTTCCAGTTTCAACAATTGTATGTAGGTGTTGTTCAACTTTACCTACAACATTATAAGCAATCCAAAGTTTTTCTCTGGTATCACTTTCTTTAGCACCTGTTTTTTCAAGAAGTGCTTC